GCACCCCGGCCTGATCCGGAGGTGCCATTCTGATGGACACCCCCTTGGACTTCAATCACCGGGAGAAGCCGCCCTGTTTCGCCGACACCGTCAATGCTTGCATCGATGCCGCCCTCGTTGTGGACCTGGCCGAACGCCCAGCCCGCGACTATCTCGGGGGAAGCAGGCTTGGCGATGCCTGCCATCGCAGGTTGCAGTATGAATACCTGAAGACGCCGAAAGACCCGGGGGCCGGGTTCTCGGGCCAGTCTTTACGGATCTTCGCGCTCGGGCATGTCCTTGAAGATCTGGCCATCGCCTGGCTGTGCAAGGCTGGCTTCGACCTCCGCACGCGCAATCGACATGGCGATCAGTTCGGCTTTTCGGTCGCGGGCGGCCGGGTCCAGGGGCATGCAGACGGGGTGGTGGTTGCGGCCCCGACCGGCATGGCGGTTCCGGCGCTCTGGGAGTGCAAGTCGGCCAACGCCAAAAACTCGCGCGAGATCGCCAAGCACGGCGTCGCGAAGGCCAAGCCGGTCTACGCCGCGCAGATCGCGCTCTACCAAGCCTATCTCGGTCTGACCGAGACGCCAGCGCTCTTCACCGCGATCAACAAGGACACTTGCGAAATCTGGCACGAACTCGTGCCTTTCGATGGCGCACTCGCCCAGTCGGCCAGCGACAAGGCCGTTACTATCCTGCGCGCCTGCGATGCCGGTGATCTGCTGCCGCGCCATACGGCCGACCCCGACCACTTCGAATGCCGGTTCTGCGCCTGGCGGGAACGGTGCTGGGCATGAATCTTTCGTCCGAACCCACCGCGCCTGATGACGTCGCGCCCGACGCGGAAATGATCGCGATCTATGCCGATGTCGTCTTCGGATACTGCGACGGATGGGTGCCGGTCCGTGCGCTCGCCGAGAAAGGTGCGGGCGATGGACCGCCGCATGTGCCGTTCATCGAAGCCGATGGCACACTTGCCGCGAAACTGACGTTGCAGGCGACATGGGCCAGCAGCGTCGGGATGGCGCTCTGTTCGTGGCGCCCGGCACGGTTGCCGCCCCCGGCGATGCTCGGGCGGACAGCATCGTGCAGACGCAGGTGGTGCTCGTCGATCTCGACCATGGCGACATCGGCGCGAAACGCGACCATCTCGTGCAGCATCTCGGATGCCCGACAGTCGAAGTCGCGTCCGGGGGTGTCACCGCCGAAGGGCAGCGCAAGCTGCACATCTATTGGCGCTTGACCGAACCCGCCGAAGGCACAGACATCTCCACGGTCTGCCGTGCCCGGCACATGATTGCTGCGAAAGTCGGCGGCGATCCTTCCTTCCGGTCCGCCCACCAGCCGATCCGCGTGGCGGGATCGATCCACGCCAAACAGGGTCGGCGGCGGCTGGTGGAGATTCTGCACCACAACCCCCGCGATCATGACCTCGGCGAACTGCTCGAGGCCATCATCGCCATGCCGCCGCTGGAGGGAGAGACCGGGCTCGACTTCAACATGGCCGCCACCGAGCGCGGCAGCGTAACGGAACTTTTCGGCCGTCAGGTCCGCGAAGGCGGCGTGGACGGCACCACCCGGTTCGACGCGCTGTCCCGCGTGATCGGCTACTGGATACGGCGTTCACGCGAAGGCCACGTGTCCCGCGACAAGGCCTGGGAAGAGATCGTCTCCTGTAACGCCGCCCGCATCGATCCTCCCTGGCCTGAGGACCGTCTGCGCGAAGAGGCCGAACGCCTCTGGAAACGCGATCTCGGCCGAAACGGCGACGTCGATGAGACGGATGATGGATCGGACGGTGCCGGACCCGCTGGCGGTGGTGATGATGGGCCGGTGCCGGTGCGCTTCACTGAGGATGCGCTCGCCGCGGCTTTCGCCGTCCGTCACGCTGAAACATGGCGATATGTCGCTGGCTGGGGACAATGGCTGACGTGGTCGGGCAAGCTGTGGCGGCGCGAGGAGACGCTGCAGGCTTTCGATCTAGCCCGTATGATCTGCCGCGAGGCTGCGGCGCGCGCGGGCTCGGCGAGACTGAAGGCGAAGCTTTCCAGCGCCGCGACAGTCTCCGCTGTTGAACGGCTGGCCCGGTCCGACCGACGCCATGCCACCACGACTGAGCCATGGGACCGTGATCCCTGGCTCTTGAACACGCCGGGTGGCGTGATCGACCTGCGCAGCGGCGCGTCGCTGTTGCACGACCCCGGCCTCTACATGACGCGCATTGCCGGGGCATCCGTCGCCGAAGCCTGTCCGGTCTGGCTCGGGTTTCTCGAAACGGTCACGGGCGGGGACGCCGATCTGCAATCCTACTTGCAGCGGATGGCGGGCTACTGCCTGACGGACGTCACGACCGAGCACGCGCTGTTCTTTCTCTACGGCACCGGCGCGAACGGGAAATCCGTCTTCGCCAACACCCTGACCGCCATCCTAGGCGACTACTCGACCGTCGCGCCGATGGACATGTTCATGGCCACACAGGGTGATCGCCACCCCACCGACATGGCTGGGCTGCGCGGGGCCCGCATCGTCACCTCCATCGAGACCGAACAGGGCAGCCGCTGGGCCGAGAGCAAGCTGAAGGCGCTGACCGGGGGCGACAAGATCACCGCCCGCTTCATGCGGCAGGATTTCTTCGAGTTCATCCCGCAGTTCAAGCTGCTGATCGTCGGCAACCACAAGCCCTCCATCCGCAACGTCGACGAGGCGATGAAGCGTCGCCTGCACATGGTGCCGTTCACAGTCACCATCCCTCCCGCGCAGCGCGACAAGCACCTGGCGGACAGGCTGCTGGCCGAGCGCGACGGGATCCTCGCATGGGCGCTCGAGGGCTGCCTCGAATGGCAGCGAACCGGGCTGCGCCCGCCGCCCGCCGTCATGGCTGCGACCGAGGATTATTTCGAGGCCGAAGACGCCATAGGTCGCTGGATCGACGAGCGATGCGCCGTTGGGGCGCACCTGAGCGCCAGCACCACCGCGATGTTCGCGGACTGGAAGGCGTGGGCTGACGCGAACGGCGAGTTCGCGGGCTCGGTCAAGCGCTTCTCGGAGGCCCTGATCGTGCGGGGTTTCGAGCGTCACAACACCCGCGCCGCGAAGGGATTCCGTGGGATCGCCCTCAATGACAGCAACTCTGACCTTTTCTCGGGAGAATAGGAAAATGCCAATGAACTCAGAGAGTGTGACGGATGTGACGGATCATACTTATAAGACCGTTACGCGCGCGCCTGTGCGCGCCTCTGGAGCGGATAAGGAACGATCCGTCACACCCGTCACCAACCCTCCGGTTGTCATGCCCGAGGGTGGCGGCCTCCTTCGCTGTGTCCTCGCCCTCGATCTGGGCACCACGACCGGCTGGGCACTGCGCTGCCACGACGGGCTGATCACCAGTGGCACGGCCAGCTTCCGCCCCGGCCGCTTCGACGGCGGGGGCATGCGCTACTTGCGCTTCACCAACTGGTTGACCGAGATCGACAGGTTGTCGGGGCCGATCGCCGCGATCTGGTTCGAGGAGGTCCGCCGCCACGCGGGCACTGACGCAAGCCACATCTATGGCGGACTCATGGCCACGCTGACCGCATGGGCCGAACTGCGCGGCGTTCCCTACGAGGGCGTCCCGATTGGCACGATCAAGCGTCACGCCACCGGCAAGGGCAACGCCGACAAGGACGCGATGATCGCCGCCGCCAAGGCACGCGGGTTCAGCCCCGCCGACGACAATGAAGCCGATGTCATCGCACTTCTGCTCTGGGCCATCGAGACGAACGGGGGGCTGGCATGACGCGCCCTGCGATCCTCGACCACGCAGCCCACGTCCTGGAAGCCCGCTCTCAGACCTATGGCCCGGCGACCGCTTCCCTGCGCGCCATCGCCGCCCGCTGGAGCCTGACCCTCGGCCGCACCGTCACGCCGGCCGAGGTCGTGCTCTGCATGATCGACCTGAAAATGGTCCGGCTCACCCATGACCCGGCGCGCCGCGACAGTCTCGTCGATGTCATCGGCTATGCGGCCCTGATGCCGGAGGTGCTGCGATGAAGACCATGCGGTTTCATCCGCCCGGCTATGGCGGCCAGCGCCGGGATCCGGAAGAGGTGAAGCGCGACGGCTGGCGAGAACACGGCGTTCTGGCGGTCTCCGCCCATGACGACCGCCTCACCTGGCCGGAGCGTGAACTGGTCCGCCAACTCGGTGAGAAGCTCTATGGCCCGCGCCCTCTGGAACGGGAGGCCGACCATGGCTGATCGCATCTGGACGGCCGACAGCGTGGCCGATCATTTCGAGGAGGCGTTCCGCACCCTGCGCAAGCTGCCACCCGTGAAGGCGCAGGGGTTCTTCAACGCCTGGCCGCAGATCGTCCGCACCAGTCGTGAGATCGCGGCGATGGAGCCC